AATCCTATTTTGGGGGGACTAGATGGAAAAAAAGATACTAAGTGCCATAATTCATAATAGAAGTGCTTACGAGCAGATTCATAAATATATAAATCCTAAAGATTTATCCGTAGATGGAGATATAATTTTACATGAGATCAAAGAGTTTTATGAAGCCGATAGCGCGGCTACTTCTTGTGACGTGGACATTATTAGTACTAGGATTGTGCGAGCTATTCCTAACGAAAAGCATAGTTCTAGCGTCGTTAGGTTCCTGCTTGAACTTCCTGCTGCTTCTAGTGTAAACGTAGTAAAAGAAGTACTGGCACTACAAGCCAATAATATAGGCCTAGAACTAGCTCAAAAGCTAGTAAAGGGGGCTGCTATCAAGGAAGTACGCCCTCTATTAGACAAGTATAATGACCTCATAGAGGCGGATTCTTTCGAGGACGAATCCCAAGAGTTGATAAATGTATCAGTAGAGTTACTAGCTGGTACTACTATGGCACAGGAAGGTCTTATAAATCTAAGTCCATCCTCTCTTAATTCTAGATTGGATGGTGGGTGCAGACGAGGTCACCATGTCCTTATCTTCGCTCCTACTGAGATGGGTAAGACCTGCTTTGTTATAGAAAATACCATTGGGTTCTTATCTCAAGGATTGAGAGTACTGTATGTAGGGAACGAAGATCCAGCGGAAGATATATTGATGCGTATTATCTCTAATATGTCGAGCATGAATAAGTTTGAGATACGAGATAATCCAGAAAGAGCGCAGGAAGAAGCGGATAAGCATGGATACAGTAATCTTATATTTGCAGACTTAGCTCCGGGAACTTTCCACAGGATAGAATCCCTTGTAGACAAGTATTTACCAGATGTAGTGATATTGGATCAGTTGAGTAATATTGATGTTAAAGGCAACAGTCAGGAGTCTAAAACTAATTCGCTTGAACAGGCAGCGAAACTGGCTAGGAAGATGGCAAAGAGTAAAAAGGTATTGTGTATATCAGTATGTCAGGCTGCGGATTCCGCAACGGGAAAAATTGTACTGGGACGTGGCGATGTGCATAACAGTAATATTGGCATACCGGGACAGGTTGATTTGATGATTGGTATGGGAGCTAATGCAGATATGGAAGCTAGAGGTCTGAGGGAATTGAGTCTAGTTAAGAACAAAATAGCGGGTAATCACGATCACTTTAGTGTGACGATAAACCCACTTCTAAGTAAAATTGTATGAGGTATAGATGAATGAAATTGTATCGAAGTTTGACGACATACATTGGAGTGTGGGTAATCCTGATCCTGGAGTTTTTCTTACAGATAACTATCTTGTACTTGATTTTGAGACCACCAACCGTGATTTTGGTACAGCCACCAACGCCGACAACCGAATCGTACTCAGCACCTACGCCGACGCTTCGGACGTAATAGAGTACACTTGGGGTAATCAATTTCAGCAGGAAGCTCTGCTCAAGAAAGTTAGGGCTGCATCGTTTATCGTAGCACATAACGCTAAGTTTGAGTTACAGTGGTTGCACAACTGTGGCCTAGATTTAACACGCATACTGGTATACGACACGATGCTAGGGGAGTATGTACTGGCAGGAAATTTGGTTGATATTGCATTAGATTTAGATTCAGTAGCCGGACGATATGGCCTACCTGCTAAAAATAATCTAATAAAGATCATGATGAACGCAGGTATATGCCCCTCAGAGATGCCTAAAGATCTGCTATTAAAGTATGGTAAAGGGGACACCTCTACTACTAAGCAGATATTTCTGAAGCAACGAGAGATACTCAAGAGCAAAGGGCTGCTACCCTGTATGTACACTAGATGCCTTACTACTGTGGTACTGGCCGATATAGAACGTAATGGGATGCAGCTAGATAAAGATAGGGTTACTAAGGAATATGATGCGGTTGTTAAGGAGTTAGGTATTCTGGATGATGCTCTGCACAAATGTACAGGGGGTATTAACCTGAATTCTCCTAAACAACTCGCTAAGTTTATCTACGAGGATCTAGGATTTAAGGAGCTTACCGATAATAAAGATGCCCCAATACGCACCCCTGCTGGTGGTCGTAAGACAGATGGGGATACTTTGCTGAGATTAGAGGCTACTACTGACGCTCAAGTAGAGTTCCAGAAGTTGCTGATTGCACGACAACAGGAAAATACAAAGTTAAAATCTATTGGCAAGATGTACGAGTGCGTACAGGAGAGTGGCATATTATATGCACAGTTTAACCAAGCGATCACACAGACTCACCGGCTCAGTTCTACTGGAGCCAGATATAAACTTCAATTTCAAAATTTCTATAGACCCTACAAAAAGCTCTTTAGAGCTAAACATAGAGACTGGAGAATTGGAGAAGTTGATGGCGCACAACTGGAGTTTAGAGTTGCCGCGCATATTGGAAGGGATGCGGTTGCGGATGCAGATATTCGGAACCACCACGATGTTCACAAAGCTACAGCTTCTCAGCACCTTGGGAAGCCTGTTAGTGAGGTTACAAAAGAAGAAAGGCAAAACCATAAAGGGGAGACATTCCGGCCCCTATACGGCAGTCTGGGAACAACTGCCCAACAAAAGAGGTACGCTAAGTATTTTCACGAACGGTACAAGGGTATTTATGACACTCAAACAAAATGGACTTACGAAGTTTTGGCTAATAAACAGTTGGTTACGGAATGCGGGCTAATCTTTTATTGGCCTGATACCAGTATAAGTTCCTCTGGATATATTAAAAATAGAAATAATATCTTTAACTATCCAGTACAGTCCTTGGCTACTGCTGAGATTATTCCAATAAGTCTTGTCTACTTTTGGCATAGAGCCAAGGCAGCCAAGGCTAAAATGGAGATCGTATCTACAATCCATGACTCTATTATCACAGAAGTGCCTTCTGAAGAAGAGGAGTTATTCAATGAATTGGCGGTACAGTGCTTCACTAACGACACATATTTCTACTTAAAGAGGGTATATAACATAGAATTTACAGTTCCATTGGGCGTAGAGGCTAAAATAGGTGCTTTTTGGGGTGAAGGGGAGGGGAAATCGTGGGATATTTTACCACCAGTGTATAAATAAATTGAACTTTTTGTGAACCGGATTGTCTAATAGAGTGTTAAATAACAAGAGAGGTCTTTAATGGCTCAAGGTGTTGTAAGTAAAGTTATTGCCAAAGACTTTAATGGCAAGCTTTTGTATTCATTTGCGCTGAAAAATCAGCAAAATTGGTTTAATTTGGGGGATCATGCTCCCCAATTCAAGGAAGGGGATAGCGTCCAATTCGATGTTGTGACCAAAGGTACACGGCTACACGCTCAGAACGTGGCTCCGTGGACAGGCGGTGGAGCAGAACAGGCTCCTCCTATTCAAGCATTTGCAGGCCGTCCAAACGGTAATTACACTCGTAAGCCGTTTGTAGCAGGCAAATCTGAACAGGAAAAGGAGTATTGGGCTAATAAGGACGCTAAACAGGAGGAAACCCAACGTAGGATCGAGATTCAGGCTGCCCGTAACGCTGCGATAGAGACTGCTGCATTGCTTCTCTCTCACAATCTTGTGGCTGTTCCTGCTAGTATCACTAAGAAGGCCGATGGTAAGGGTTACGTGTCTGCTCTTATCAACGAATTACTGGACGAATATCTTTCCGATACATCCCGCCGTCTCGGGGGCGCACCAGTAGTAGAGGACACACCACCAGCAGATTCTAACTCAGAAGGTACATGGGAATAATAATGACAGAGAAAGACCACAACTCACAGTATAGTCTGGACTTCATTTCAGATGTACAGAGTAATACACCTATATTCAGTAGTGCCAACTTCGATGTATATGTAGGACGATTGCCAGAGGATAAACTGCCACAGTTCGTTATACTCAATAACGTGTATGGTGTAGTAGAATTCGCTTGCAATAACGAATACATGTGGCGAGATTGGATTGAATCTATGGAAGAGCGTATCCGCACTAAAGTAGAGACAAGGCCAAAAGCTGAAGTAGTCCAGTTGCATAGTTGATAGTTCGGGCCTGTAGCACAACGGTTAGTGCAGGAGACTCATAATCTCTTGGTTGGGGGTTCAAATCCCTCCGGGCCCACCACCTTCCAGAATAGTCCGGCACAGGATCCCCACGGGGGACTGCACCAAGTATAGCTAGGATTTACTAGTGATGCCCATAGGACGCTATGGGATACGGGCATTATCGGGGGATAACCCCGCCTTTATAGGAATCTATATGCGAATGTTGATTGATGGCGATCTACTCCTATACAGGATAGGATTTGCTATAGAAAAGACTAAATATCTGGTAGAACTGCATAATCCAGTAGGGTATGTGGAGTACGCCCACTATGATGCCAAGAAAGATGCAGATAAGTACGTAGCTAATGTTACTTCTCATGTTACAGCTACTGCTACTATATGGAGTAGGAAGGATCTGGAGCCAGTAGAACATGGGTACCATCTACTTAATGCTACTATGACTACTTTAGTGGATAAGTATGGTAAGGATTACAGTCTCTACATATCAGGTAGCACTAATTTTAGGGATCGTGTATGGATTACTAAGAAGTATAAGGGTAATAGAGATCAGCAGTCGCGGCCTACACATTATGAGGCGCTTAAAGAGTATCTAATTAAGCAGTTTGGGGCAATAGTAACAGACGGTATTGAAGCAGACGATGCCATAGGTATTGAGTCATCAGGCAATACCATCTGTGTAAGTCTGGATAAGGACTTAGACCAGATACCGGGACTTCATTATAATTGGGTGTCCCAAACAGAGTACACAGTAACCCTCAGGGATGCTAAGACTCACTTCTACGCTCAATTATTGGCAGGCGATGCTACGGATAATATCCCAGGATTGCCGGGAATAGGTATGGCAAAGGCCTATAAGCATCTAAAGGATGCTGAATCCCCTAAAGATATGATGAATATTGCCATAGGCCTATATAAGGAAGCTTTTGCATCCTCATGGTGGGAAAAACTTACAGAGACCTTTGCTCTGGTGTATATCCTACGAAATGCGGGAGAATTCTGCAAAGCTACTAGGGATTATAAGTATATTGAGGATCATTTAATGAGAGGTGCGGATGCCGAAGCAGCCTGATAAATACAAGTATAGATCTGCTTTAGAATCTAGAATAGCAGCTCAGTTAATAGAGAGAGGAGTAGAATTTGGATACGAGACATGCAAACACAAATACAGATCAAGAGTCGTTAAAGGAATCTGTGGAAAGTGCGGACATACTGACGTTTACCAGCAAAGAACGTACACGTCGGACTTTAAGCTGGCTACCACTGGGATTGAACTCGAGGTTAAGGGTAGGCTCACGTCCGCAGACAGGAGTAAAATTCTCCTCATTGTTAAACAGAATCCATCGCTCGATCTACGGCTAGTCTTTCAATACGATAATAAGTTATCAAAAACTAATAGTATGCGCTACTCTGAGTGGGCTACTAAACACGACATTCCATATTGCATAAAGGAGATACCTGATTCATGGTTAAAGCATCCGACCTCCAAGTAGGAGGCGACCACTACAAACAATTCGCTATTCAGCCTTCTGAGTTTATCTACAAGAATAAACTTAACTGGTATGAAGCAAATGTAGTTAAATATATCTGTAGACACAAGAGTAAAGGCGGTAAACTAGATCTTGAGAAGGTTAAACACTACGTAGACCTGTTGATTGAGATGGAATATCCCACTAAGCCTGCTGCTAATATCGCAACAGTAGGCACATTTTCTATCCAATCGGTAATTCCTGAAGATAGTCCGGAGTCGACGTGGAAATAGTAATATCTGAACAGGATCGTAGATACTTAATAAACTTCATAGAGGAGGTACTCGTAACAATAAAGAATGACGATACGTTGGTTACTGCGGATTTAGAGGATCTAGCCTTAAATTCAGGAACTATACTTGGTCTATCTTTGGAGCATATGAGAAGCCTAGAATAATAATGAGTACACATCTAGTAATACCAGATGTACAAGCGAAGCCAGGAGCGCCTATACATCACTTAGAATGGGTAGGTAAATATATACAGTATAAACAACCGGATGTTATTATACAGTTAGGTGATTTTGCAGATATGGAGTCCTTATCATCTTACGATAAGGGAAAGAAGTCGCATGAAGGACGTAGGTATAAGAAGGATACCGATCATGCGAAGCGGGCAATGGATCTACTGGTAAGTCAGTTCAGTAAGGGCAAATACTCCCCTAGAATGATACTTACGTTAGGGAATCATGAGGAAAGAATAGACCGTGCAGTAGAAGTGAATGCAGAACTAGAAGGAACTATGAGTACCTCTGATCTAGGATATGAATCCTTTGGATTCGAGGTACATGACTTCTTGGAGGTAGTTAAGGTAGATGGCGTAGCCTACTCCCACTTCTTCCCAAGATCTGCTTATGGCAGAGTAAGTCAGACTAAGAACGGCGCCCCCAATGCAAGGGCTCAGTTAATTAGAGAGGGATCTAGCTGCACGTCAGGGCATTGTCAGGGACTGGATGTGGCCTGTATGCCGTTAGGAGGTAGATTACAGTGGGGTATAATAGCAGGTAGCTGCTATCTACATAAAGAACGGTATCTTAGCCCACAGGGTAATGTGCATTGGAATGGAGTAATACTGAAGCATGATGTGCATAGGGGGGAATACAGTCCTATCCTAGTCACATTAGATTACTTAAAATCTCGATTCTCTTAATTAAAAGGCAATAATGAAAACAAGTACAGACCTTAGCAACGAGATGGCCCAGTATGTTATCAAAGGACAGGAAATACCTCTAACACTTTGTCAGGAGTTTTTCAAAGTATTGTTTGCAGAAGAGGATGCTAAAAAGGCAGTTCATAATAACCAACAGGAACTAAATGAAAACCAAAGCACAGCCACGATCTCAAATTAAACCGGGAGATAAGGTAGAAGTATTCTGGGAGGATGCATACGGCACTAGCGGATGGGATGGAGATCCAGAAGATCATACGCCGTATAATGTAAGGACGCTAGGATATGTAGTATTTAAGGATACACGAGGGATCAAGCTTGCGCATGGATCTGCTACAGATGGGCCTGCTCCTCCAGCACTAGGAGTTACCTTTATACCAAAAGGTATGATTCGATCTATTGTTAAGTTCCCAAAAGCCACTAGAGGTAGTAAGTAAGATGACAACCAAGAAGAAGAATACAGTTATTGTTAGCAAAGAAGCTGCCAAGATCGTAAAGTTTTATGGCTCTACTCGCAAGGCAGCTATTGCCACAGGCATCTCCCACTCCATGTGGTCTCGGTATTGCCGAGGTATTCATGAACCCTTGACTGAGGATTCTGTGAAGGCATTCTTGAAAGCACTTACTTTTGTAGATAAGAATCTAGCTAAAAAGAAGGCTGCTACCAAGAAGGTAGTTACTAAAAAGTAGCTCCCAGCATTATCTGTGCTAGTGCATGTCCCATAGAGTCTGCTAATTTTTCTTTAGTATACAATTCGGGAGCCACTAACCACAGCAATGCGTGCCCATATTCGTGCCAGAAAGTTTGATAGATGATAGATGCCTTAGTGTTCTTATCAGGCTTCGATAGATAAATGGTAAGAGCACCAGGGTCAAATTGACCATAGACATCCCCACACCTTTTCACAATCTCTGCGGAGGGTAGCCTCACTACTTTTATAGTAAAGCTACCAAGTGGGAAGGATGTGGGGATTTTTTTCATCGGGATTTCTCTTTAGGTTCTGGACACTCAAAGCCAAGATCATTACAAGTTTTCCATGCAATATACGCATCGTAACGGATTGCTCCCTCACAATGGTTGGGCCAAAACCTATTAAGGAAGTTCTTTCCTATAAGTCGTGCCCACCACCTAGGATGCGGCCTACGTAACTCTAACCCCATCATAGTAGATAGGGTTACGTTAGGTTTTCTAAATATAATAGCACCGAAAAATCGATCTAAAGCTAAGAGAAATTTGAATACGTATAATTTCTCTACACTCATTATCCTACTCCATTCGCCTTATCAATACTGCGGAGAGTACCGACACCCATCATAGCAAACAACAGACCAATCAAGTCTGCCATATCTAGTTTAGGCGGAGCTGGTACACCCCATATAGAAGAAGCCCACTGCATACATGGCACAAGAAAATACTGAGAAAGCAATGCAAAGGCACATACCCAACCTACTGCTGGTCGCCACCCACCTCGGAATAGATCGGTAGTAGCTTCTGCTTTATTTATATCCACCTGCCCTTGTGCCAGCTGCAGCATAGCGTCTACTTTCTTATATTCAGCAGACTGCTGTAATTTAAGCACTTCCAGCTGTGCCGCTGCTTTCTGAGCAGGATCAGGAATGAACTTTCCTACCAGATCAATTACAGGGCCAGCTACAAAATCAAATAGATTCATATGTATTTCCTTAGTTATAGTTGTTTACTAGCTATCGAAGATCTGGGGCCCACTCCACCTGATGTAGATCTTGATGCTATAGAAAAATAGTACTTTTGGTTTAAGGGCAAGGTACTTATAGTGGTAGTAAGAGTATCAGGATTAAATATCAGTCTAGAGGTAGATACTGCTAAAGTAGGATCTGTACCATAATACAGTATATATCCAGCTAGATCAGTTAATGTAGATCCATCAGTATTTAATGTAGGCTTAGTCCATGTTAATACTGCTGATCCATACGGAGTACAGGTTATAGCTATGTTAGTAACATTGGCAGTCCCCATTACTCCTAATCCATTAGATACCTTACACGATGCGCCTGCTGGTTGAATACCTACTGCTACATTGTATGCATCTCCTGTATTTAACTGAGTATCAAACTTAAAGGTAGTCGAGTTGGCAGGGTATATGTGAAATGTAGAACTATTTAAGCGTAATACTATAGTAGCAGTTAATCCTTGTATAGTACCTCCTACAGTGTACGCTACTGCAGGAGAATACCACATAAGGCTACATACCAGTATACTCAGCCATTTACTCATGATAAAAACAAAGTTTGTTCCAATAGCCTACGTGCCGTCAATCCTGCAATCACCTTTCCATTATCCCTATTCCATCTAGGGAACTCATTAGCAGCTCCTGCATAATCTCCTTTATTCAACTTCCTCAACATAGTAGATTCAGAGAATGCATGATCTCCTACGTTAAAGATAAAGCAGCACAGAGCATCATACTGATTCTGATTAAGAGTTACAGTAACGTAATCCTCAATAGCCTGCTCTACGTGCCAGATATCATCCAAGAGAAACTTGTCGGCTAATTTATTGTCGATGGTCATTCCCGGATATACTTTGTATGTGTGCCCATATCCTACAGTCCACACACCACCTCCATCCTTGTAGGCTTTCAATCGTACTCCTTCACATTGCTTAATCAGATCAAGACCTGCTGTAGATATTCTCATATTAACGTACTCGATAAACAGTGTATGTACCAGTACCTGTACGACGGAAGCGCAGGGTTATGGGGCTGGCTACTGCGGATATAGTAGAGTTCAAT